ACTGCTTAATCACGCCAAATATCACTGGCATGTATGGCTTGATAGAACGCCTTGCGAGATTAGCGCGTCTGAACGCATTGAAAGTCTGTTTATCAATAACGAAAACCTTTTGCCGGAAGAAAGCGACTGGGTTTGGCAAATCATAGACGATTACAAAAGCATTGTTGAAAGGACGGTCTCTCAAAGCAATTCAAACCCTATACCGCCGATATGGATGGTTTCTAGCGTTTCGAGTAGTGGCAGCCGTTGTTGCAGCATAATGTAAAAAATAAATAGGAGCGAAAAACTATGCGAAATGGATTCTTTTTAAATAGACTTAATATTTCAAGTCCCCAAATTACCCCCCCCTAAATCGCCAGTCAGGCAAATTCTAAGATCAAACAGTTGTCCAGATTTAAGCCGGCCAATTGCGAATAGTTTTACGCTGGATTTTTTAAATGTGTCTGAGTTTCAGATACCCCAAAGCGCAGAGCCGGAAATAGAACCGGAACCTACTTACGATGTAAGTTTAAATAACCAATACCATAATCTTAATATTTCTATGGCGGTTGAGGTTGCCGACGCAGTGACTAAGCTAAGATTAGAGCCAGACCCAGTAGTTGTTGTAAATAGTTTAGAAAAGAAGCTGCTTTTGGATAAAACGATTTTACTTGGTTTGCTTAACGAAGCCAAGTTAAGCTTACAACAAAGAAGCCCAGTACGATTTGTTAGAAGTTATCTTGATAATGTTGAGCAAGCGTTTATAGAAAACAAAAATTTATCTGCAGAGGAAAAAGTTTGGGTAGAGGAAACTATAACCGACTATAAACGGTTAGTCAAAGGGACTGTATCTGAGAATAGTCCAGTTCCAGTACCACCAACCCCCTCAGTTATTAGCCAGCCCATTGCTAAAAAATGCTTTTGTAGCATAATGTAAAAAGCAAAAATAAAGGGCTTTAAAATGTTACACTGTTGTTATTAAAATATAACAGGAGTGAAAAAGAATGAAAACTATCTTTTTGTGGCTTAAAGCATTGATTTTATGGTTTGTTGTTAAGGAAAATAGAAATATGGGGATTGCATACACCAAAAAAGCCCTTGTTGCACTAGAGTTATTTTCAAAAATGACCAAAACCACTAAAGATGACGCAATAGCTGTCTATTTAGCCAAGCAAGTTGATAAAGTTGCTAAACTAAACGGGCAAGCTGATGCAAAAGCCATTAAATACGCTGCTGATGCAGTAACCTCAATTAGCAAGGGGGAATTGAAGGACGTTGTCGTAAAATATGAAGGCAACAAGATTAAAGTTGGCTTTAAAAACGTGGTTGCTGGCTATAATCCTACGAATGGCAGCCTAAGCCTTGAATATAGTAAATCTTTATAGAGTAAACCGTGTCTTTTTTTACTGACCCAATTAAAAAATTAAATCCATTTAAAAAATCAGCTGCCCCCACTTCACGAACCACCGGCAACAATGAAAGTATATTCTCTTATCTTTTAAAAGGTGGCAGGCAGGATGGATATTCATTATATAAAAATGTTGCCCCAATTGGTCATGCCGTTGATATGATTGCGGAAAAAGTATCGCAATTGCAACCAGTTATTGTTGATCGAAATGGAGTTGTTGTGAATGAAGGTGGTGATATATACGAAATATTAAGAAAACCAAACTCTGTGCAACGATACGCAGAGTTTATGATGCAAATAGCAACAGATTTCTTGATATACAACAACGCCTACGTCCATTTGTCGAATAATACAAACTATAAATCCAAGTACATAACGCCAGTATGTGATAGATCAGTTACAATCACAGAGACAGAGGGGGTTCGGAATTACACAGTAAATAACACAGGGTTTTATTCATCAATCAATGGCATGTATTTACAAAGACACAATGAAAACGATGGGCGAATTGTTGGGGCTAACGGATTAGGGGAATTAATTCACATAAAGGGTTATTTAGGGCAAAATGAAACAAAAGCAACGTCAAAGCTAATAGCCCTAGCCCAAGATGCTCAAATTGTTGAAAAATCCCTATTACAAGTCGCTGCTTATTTGGATAGAGGGTATTCTGGGGCTGGTATTATTCAAACGCACTTTAATAATACAGCAGAATTTGAAATGTTTAAAAAGGATTTAAGTAATTACTATGCAGGCGCACAAAATGAGGGGCGCATGATGGCGATAAACTCTAAGGACGTGGCCTTTCACATGCATAGCAATCGAAGTAATAGGGATATGCAGGCCAACGAGAATAAAGAGCAATCTAAAATGGCAATTTATCAACGATACGATATCCCAGAGCCGTTGGTAAACTCAGGCTCACAAACTTACAATAACTACCAAACAGCCCTATATGCTTTGTACGAAAACGCAGTATTCCCAACATTTAACGCAATTTTTGACGGAATATCCGAATCGTTTATAAGCAGAGGGCTTTTAAAAAAAGAACACCGAATTGTATGTGACGCTTCAAAAGTTTCTGCAATGAAACTAAGAGAAGCCGAGGAAGTCCGTATGCTTAAACTAGCAAACGTCCTTACTGTAAACGAAATGAGAAGTAGATTAGGGTACCAGCCATTGCCAGATCATGGGGATGAGGTGTACCGACCTATGTCAGAAATACCAATCAGCCAAGACCCCTACCAAGACCAAGGCGCAAAAAGCCAATGGGTAGATCAAATAAAGTCTTTAAGTGGTGAATATTCGGAAGACTACCTAAACAATTTATGGAATGACTACATCGGAAAAAAATAAAAGAGCAAAGCGAAACTTAACGCTTAAACTTGCACTAGAAAAAACATTAAACCGTGATCTAGTGTCGTATTTTAACGAGATCAAAACAGATGTGGTATCGTTCTATACTGCTACTGGGCTGTTAATTAACGCAGATATATATCAAAAACAAACAGAAACGCTGCTTGAAAGGCACTATAAGCGTGTTATACGCAATTTTATCAATGAGGGCAAGTATTCGTATAGAAAAAGTTTAGAAGCTAAAGGAATTGAGTATAAACAGGAGCAAGAGGAGGAAGACGAAAAGATTAAGGCTACGTCTGTATTAATTGCGTTGGCGTTTGTTGAAAGCATTATTCAGCGAAGGGCATTGCAATTAATAGAAACCACAAATGATAACATTAAAGATACTGCTGCCAAAGCAACAAAAAAGGCCAAGGAATCTGGAACTAAGGTTCGTGATGAAATAAATAAAGGCTTGGATAAAGCTTTTAAGTCAAGGTATGCCATGATAGCATTAACAGAAACCCAGTTTATGGCTGAACGTTCTAAAAATATTGAAGCAGCGGTAATATCTAGGAATGGGGACGTTGACCCTAGCAGTATTAATGATGGCGTTGTTACTGGGAATCCTGATGTCAAGAAAGAATGGGCGGCTATCTTAGATGATCGAACACGAGGGGGGCATGCAATGGCTGATGGGCAAACGCAAAATATGAATGATCCGTATATTGTCAATGGTGAATATTTGATGTATCCCAGCGATACAAGCATGGGGGCATCGCTTGGAAATATTATAAATTGTCGGTGTAGTAGTCTATATGGTGTATAATGGAGTGAAAATGGAAAATAAAAACTTAGAATATAAAAATCTGTCGTTTGAAATAAAAGAGTTTAACAATGATGACCCCGATTATTTTTATTTTGAAGGGTACGGATCAACATTTGGGAATATCGACCGTGGGAATGATGTTGTCGTAAAAGGGGCTTTTGTTGAAAGCTTAAAGGGGCAAATGCCTAAGTTGTTGTGGCAACATAAAATGGATATGCCTATAGGTGTATTTGTTGATGCGTATGAGGACGAGAAAGGACTTTACGTTAAAGGGAAGATGCCAAGGGATGATAAATTTGTTTCTGATCGTATTATCCCCCAAATGAAAATAGGGTCTATCAATGATATGTCTATTGGTTTTTCAATTAAAGATGCTGATTATGAAAAATACAACGGGGCTAATGTTCGAATGATTAAGTCTGTTGATTTGTATGAGGTATCATTGGTTACTATACCCATGAACCCAGAAGCAGCTATTACAAGTAAAGCATTTACCCCATTTCAAGACAACTTGCCTATTTATGAAAAAGAATATGCCTGGGTACCGTCTGAAGCATTGGAACGTGTCCAAAAAGAATTGCCAGTAGACCAACAAAAAACAGCGTTCTTATTCTATGACGAGAAAAAACAAGAAGGGGCGTACCAGATTGCTGATGTTGTTGACGGTGAGTTACAAATAATCCCTAAAGCGTTGTTTTTAGCTAGTGCAGCAATTAAAGGGCGTAAGTCAGTGGATGGTATTGATGACATTAGCATGGCTGTGGAGTCAATTAATAAATATTATGACAAGATTGATGGCGTTGATAGCCCCTTGCAAAAAAACATGGTTCAACAGTTTGAACAATTTGGGCATATCAAGGATGCATCTGACTTTTTAAAAGCCTACGGATTAAGCAACCAAGAAGCAACTGCGTTTTTAGCCTGTGTTAAAAAAATTCAAGACAAAAAAGATATTGCCGACAAAATTATTGATGCTGAAAAGAAAGCAGCTGAGGCTTTGTTGTCAGAAATAAAATCGAGTTTACAAAATATACAAGCAAAACTGTGATATATTAAATATCATAGATTTGTCAACACTCGAAATGAGTTATCTATCGCAATGAATAGAGCATAATCAATTTATTTATTGTTTTATTAGATAATTACAGGAGTGTAAAAAAATGAGTGTAGAAGTAAAAACTACCGAACAAGGAGCTAATGCTGAGTTAGGTGCAGTATTAGAAGGGTTGAAAAGTATTGAAGGTGCTACTGGTGAGCAAAAGTCTAAAATTGAAGCAATTCAAAAAGATATTGACGCTTACGAAGAAAAAAACAAAGAGTTGACGCTAAAATCTGTTGAAGCAGCTAACGAGTTGAAAGCAGCCCAGGAGCGTCTAGAAACTTTGGAGCTTGCTATTGCTCAAAAATCTGTTGAAGCCCCAAAAAACTACAAAGAATCTGCCGAATATAAAGCTTTTAATTCTTTGGTTAAATCTTGGGATGTAGCTGCTTTGTCCGAAGCTGAGCAAAAAACCTTGCGAACAGATGTTGGCGCAAACGGTGGATACTTGGTTCCTGAAGTTTTGTCAACTGAAATTGCCCGACAAGTTGAG